GTTGAAATCATCTGGAACCAGGAGCCGGAGCAGCCAGCCATTGAAACCCCGGCGGCAACCACCACCCCGTCCCCCACGCCCACCGGCCCGCTCACCATCCAGATCACCGGACTGGAGGGCGCGGAGAGCATCGACGATGTGTGGGCGGTCATCGAAATACCTGGAGGGAAAGAAGATGGATAATATCCTCGATTTAATCGAAATCGGCTCTGAGGAAGAAACATTTCAGAAGGTTGGGACAGAGCAATACGTAAAGCTATTAAGCCCAAATGGCGTCCTATATGTTAGTTCTTCGGCCGCAAAGTGTATCCCTAATGTTTTGCCTCATGTACTTATTGGCAAGGCCGGAAAGTATCTGCTCTTCCACTTTACGACTAGCCCAAAAGGCTTTGCTGTTCATCGGATTAGCAGTGGATTTTATATCCCCATGCGCAGCGTAATCAGCAAGACCGGGATAAGGCCGGAGCAGGTAAATGGCAAGCGCCCAAAGCTCATCAAAGATGGCTTTGCAATCGAGCTATATTAAAAAGCGCCGCTCCCCGGTGTGCGAGACCAGAGGGCGGCAAGAGAAAGAACATCTGCCCTTATTTTAGGGCTGGAAGGAGGAAAAGTCAATGCTGAATACCACAAATATTTCTGCCCTGCTGCGCTGGGCGATGGAGAATATCGGCTACCCAATCGACGAGATTAACGCCCTGGACGGGACAATACATATCCGCCTCTCGGATGGCCGAACCGGATTCCTTTATATGGGTGAGGATGGCTGCCCGCGGGCGGTGCTTCCGGCGATTGCCTGATATGGAGTGGTGGCTTCCATTTTCACCATACCGGGATATGCAACAGGATCCAACCGCAGGGAATTGCCCAAATTGCGGAGCAGAACTTTACCAAAACGAAGAAATGTGCCAGAAATGTAAGGAGGAACAAAATGACACTGTATGAAATTGACCAGGCGATTCAAGGTCTGGTAGACCCGGAGACAGGGGAACTAATGGACTATGAGGCGTTTGCTGCGCTCCAGATGGATCGGGACGCTAAGATTGAGAATATGGCCCTTTGGTACAAGGATTTGATGGCCGACGCCAAGGCAATCAAGGAGGAGGCGGACACACTCAATGAGCGCAGAAAGGCCCTGGAGAACAAGGCGGAACGACTGAAATCCTATCTGTCCCTTGCATTAGACGGCGAGAAGTTCCAGACGGCCAGGTGCTCCGTCATTTTCCGCAAAACCTCGTCCGTTCAAGTGTCTAATCCAGAAGCTTTAATCCGCTGGCTGGAGCAGAACGGCTATGACGCGGAGTGCGTCAAGTACAAGGAACCGGAGGTCAGCAAGACTGGCATTGGCAAGCTCATTAAGGAGGGCGTGCCCGTTCCATATGCCTCGATTGAGCAAGGCCGCAGTGTGGGGGTGAAGTGATGGGCATTCCGGTTTTGATTTTGGGCGAGTCTGGCTCCGGCAAGTCCACCGCCCTGCGTAACTTTGACCCTACTGAGATCGGCGTCTTCAATGTAGCTTCCAAGCCCCTGCCATTCCGCAAGTCTCTCCCCACCATCAACGGCGCGACCTACCCCACCATCATTAAGTCTCTTTCCGCGCCGAGTTTGAAAACCTATGCCATCGACGACAGCCAGTATCTGCTGGCCTTCGAGTTCTTCGACCGGGCCAAGGAGACGGGCTATAACAAGTTTACCGACATCGCCCTGAACTTCCGCAACCTGATCCAGTTTGTCATCACGCAAACCCCGCCGGACTGCATCGTCTACTTCCTCCATCATACCGAGTCCAACCCGGACGGCACGCTGAAAGCCAAGACCATCGGTAAGATGCTGGACGAGAAACTGACGGTAGAGGGTCTGTTCTCCATCGTCCTCCTCTGCCGTTCCGAGAAAGACAAGCACTACTTCATCACCCAGTCTGAGGGGTTCAGCACCGCAAAATCTCCCATAGACATGTTTCCAGAAGAGATAGACAACGATTTGAAGCTGGTGGACACCACCATCCGTGAATACTGGGGCCTGACCCCCAAGAAGGAGGAAACCGAGCATGAATAAAATCAACTGGGACGAGGTTCAGGAGGCTTCCGAGTTTGACAACCCCAAGCCCGGCGCTTATATTGCCACAATCTGCCGCGTGGAAGACGTGGAGGAAAAGGAATACCTCTTGATTGAGTGGGACTTTGCTGAGGGGACATACAAGGGGAATAACAACGACACTTTCGCCCGTGCGGGATTCTGGCCTATCCAGCTCCGCCGCAGCTACAAGCCCTCTGCTCTGGGCTTTTTCAAGTCCTTCAAGACCGCCCTGGAAGACTCCAACCCCGGCTACCGCTTCGACGAGTTCAATCTGCGGGATATGGTAGGCCGTCGTTTCGGCGTGGTGCTGGGAGAAGAGGAATACACCAAAAACACCGGCGAGGTAAAGACGCGGCTGTATGTGTATCAGACCCGCTCTATCCAGGCGATCCAAAAGGGGGATTTCAAGGTGCCGGAACTCAAACGCCTGGCAGAGAACCGAAAGCCCTCTCCCGCCTTTGGGGGCGCTTCTAGCGATTGGTCTCAGCCTTCTTCGTCTGGTCAATTTGGCGAGTCATTCGGTGATGGCGGGAAACTGCCATTTTAAGGTGTACCTATGAACAGGGAACAGTTTACATTCTACGCTTCTTTCTTCCGGGCTGTTTCCCGCATCCGTAATAAGGCGGCCCGGTGTGACGCATACGACGCAATATGCGCCTATGCGCTCACCGGGATACTCCCGGACCTTGATAAACTGCCTGATTCCGCCGCGATTGCGTTTGAGCTGAGTAAGCCAAACCTAGACGCAAGCAGGCGGAAATCAGAGGCAGGCAAGTCCGGGGGAAGGCCAAAGCAAACGGAAAGCAAGCCGAAAGCAAATGAGAAGAAAAGCGAAAGCAGAACGGAAGCAAGGGCAGAGCGAAAGCAAGAACAAGTACAAGAAAAAGAACAAGTACAAGAAAAAGAACAAATGTTAATTACCCCCCATACCCCCCTTCCGGGGGGCTCGCCCGCCCTACAGGATGCCTTTGCCGCCTGGATCCGGTACAAGCATGAGAAGCGACAGGACTACAAGCCCACGGGCCTCCAGTCTCTGGTGACTCAGGTGCAGAAGGCGGCGGAGACCTACGGGGAACAGGCTGTGATAGACCTGATCGGGGAGTGCATGGCCAACAACTGGCAGGGCATCATCTTCGACCGGCTCAAATCCGGGCAGGCACCGCGGAGGGGCGGAAATGTGTTTCTGGATATTGCCCGAGAGGAGGGCATCGTGTGAAACGCGAAGACGTGATTAAGCTCATGTCTGTGCTCCGTGGTGCCTACCCGCAGTTTTACCGGGACGTGGGGCGGCAGGAGGCATTGGACACTATTTCCTTGTGGACAGACATGTTTGCCGAGGATGACGCCGCAATCGTGGCCGCCGCCGTCAAGGCGCTGATCGCCACCGACAGCAAGGGCTATCCGCCCCACATCGGCGCGGTAAAGGCCAAGATAAGGCAGCTTACGGAGCGGCCAAAGATGGCCCCGCAGGAGGCTTGGGGGTTGGTATGGCGGGCCGTACAGCGGTCGGCCTACAACAGCCGGGAGGAGTTCAAGCGGCTGCCGCCCATGCTCCGCCGATTGGTGGGGACACCGGAGCAGCTCAAAGCCTGGGCACGGATGGATGCCAATACAGTGCAGAGCGTCATCGGCTCCAACTTCCAGCGCTCCTATCAGGAGCGGGCCAAGCAGGAGGCCGAGTTCCAGGCGCTGCCCGGCGACATAAAACAGATGATTGGAGGGCTGGCCGAACGGCTGGCGTTGGAGGAATCAACATGACATACATCGGAATTGATCCGGGGAAAAACGGAGCTATGGCAGTGCTTAAGGAGGACAGGACTTTCCGAATTGTCCCTTATGGCCCGCAGTCATATGCAGACGAGTTGGAGTTTTCAGAAGCGGACTGCATCGTATGCCTGGAGCATGTGGGAGCCATGCCGGGACAGGGAGTCAACTCCATGTTTCACTTTGGAGAGAACTTCGGTTTTATCCAAGGGCTTCTCACAGCTTTCGGAATCCCTTATGAACTAGTACGTCCGCAGAAATGGAAAAAAGAGTTTTCCATCACCGGGGACAAAAACAGTTCCATTCAGGTGTGCAAGCGGCTGTTCCCTACCGCTAATTTGCGAAAAGAGGGCGGTCGAAAAGACAATGACGGTATGGCAGAGGCCCTATTAATGGCAGAGTATGCTCGCAGGAGGCTGTCCCGTGGATAAGCACTGTGCTGACTGCATCTACAGATGCTATATCACCGCCGGGCTGTACTGCTGCGACTACATAGGCTATACCAGGCATGCCCGCTCTTTGATCTGCCCGCCGGGCGCACGCTGCACAGAGAAAAAGACAGTTCAACGCACCCCGCCGAATCCAAACGGGAGGCCAAAGGCTGTATTTGACGAGGCAACATGTATGCAACTGTACCAGAAGGGCATGAGCGATATCAAGATTGGGAAGCACTTTGGCTTATCAAAAAATCCAATCGCCGCATGGAGGGCTCGGAATAACCTGCCATCAAACAGTAGGTCTCCGCAAGCCAGGATGGCATTTCTCAATGGCCGCTGATAAAGGAGGAACCGAACGATGGACGATAAGACGCGCGCCCTGCTGGGCGACCATGAGGCGGCCAAGCGCCTGACGGATGCGGGGGTGCTGCTGGAATGTAAACTGATA